AGCTGAACCAGGTGACTACGTTGTCGTCGTGATCGTTCTCAAAGCTGAGCGTGAGGACATTGGTCGCGCGATTGGTAACCCGCGCCTCTTCGCCGCGAACCGTGAGCCGAGTGCCAGCGACGACGGAAGCGGGAGCCGACGGGACGGTAATCGTCTTGGCGGTGGAATCGTGCGCGGTGATCGTGTAGCCAGCGCCCGCATCGTCCCAATCCCACTTATAGATCGTATCGTCGATGTCGATCGTGATCTGCACATCCTGCGTGACAGCCGACGTCGTCAGGAGTAGCCAGTCGCGCGCATTGCCAGGCCGAACACTCTCGATATAGTCGTCGACTTCGGTAAGCACCGTAGACGAAGGAACGCGAGCAGATCCGGTTCCTGGACCGAGCACGGCAACATCCACGGTCCCGGCTCCCCGACGATGCGTCCAGACATACGCGTCACTCACTCCGGCGATCGTCTTGGCCCACTCGACATAGTCGTGAACCGCGCCGCCTTCGGGTGGATCGCCGATATGCGCAAGCAGGCGAGCGGCGTAGTCGGCGTCGCTTTCAAGGTCGAGCCCGCCCGTCAGCGCAACGACGAGGGTGGCATCGGCATCCACGCCAGCGGGCGGGCTCGTAAAGGTGAGGACTTCGTTGATACCCTTGTTCGTAGCGAGTCCGGTCGAAGTCGCCGAAATGGAAACGGTAACGCTACCGCCGCCGCCAATGACGGCGCCGACCGTGGAGACTTCGTAAAGTGTCCCATCAGCGTGGGCGAGCTGCGTGCCCTGCGGGACTCCCTCAGCCGGAGTTCCCGTCACTGTTAGGCAGTTGGTGCCAGAGCTGCCAACCGGCGCTAGGCGCAGAAACCTAAAGACCTTGCCCCAACGGTCGAGAAACGAGCCGATCGCGGTATCAGGCAGCGCATTCTTGACGAAAAAGAGCAGCTTCGCGAGCAGCGTCCAGACCGCGCCCGAGACAACGCGACCAAGTCGATACGGATCACTGCCGCGAGAGACATTCTTCTTTGGTTGTGCGCCCGCATAGTCACTCAGGAACGCAGATGCGATCTCTTCGCGTGTGGGAATCGTGAAAGCCATCAGCCGGCACCGACGGGAACGAGGAAAACTTGCTTTTTCGGACGGTCAGATCCGGGAAGGTAGTAGTCGACCTCGAAAGCAACCCTTCCCGAGCCGATCGATTCGACCGCGACGACCGTGTGATCAAGTTCGCCACCGTCTATCAGCCATTGCACCGCCTGCTCGGCGAAATCGCGGAGTAGGTTGCGGTTTTCCACGGTGTCAGTTGCCTGCGCAAGCTCGTTGAAACGATGCCCGAGATCGGGATCGCCCTCCCATGAGCCGACTGGGATCAAGTAGGAGAACGCGATCTTGTTTTCGACCACGTCGGCTTGTTCAAACGCGCCGTTGTCGGCGTCGACAAAGTCTTCGGTGACCGGATCGAGCTTGCGATCGTCAGCCATTGGTCACCTTAGTTGACTTGTACGCGCCGGGGCTCACTAGCTGAGTCGTAAAGAACGTTGGAGCCGTCGTCGTGCATCCACCGCTCGATCCCGCAGCCAAGTCAGCCTGCAGATCGGTAATGAAGGTTCGAAAGTCAGTCAGAAAAGTGTCCCACTGCGGCAGCGCGTAATCCGTGCCGTTGAGCTGTATCTTTCGGCCCGTCTTGGACGTCTGGATGATGTCGCCGTCCTTGTTGAGCAGAACCGACGCGCTGAACGCGTTCTGCATGCCGCATTCGCCCTTTTCTAACGAGAGTTCGTATTGCTTGTCCCGGAAGGCGACGAGGATGGATGTATTTCCCTGCCCGCCGGCCTTGATGACCACGCCGCGCGCGCCGTCTTTGGGTCGCGAGTAGAAGCCGAAGTGCCAACCCACCGATGGCTCAAGTTCCTGATCGTCCATCCCTTTGCCGGCGGCGCCGCCGTCGCCATCGAAGACGAGATCCGTTACAAACTCGACCATGAGCTTCCACAGACTCATGCGAGCCACACGCCCTTTGGGTGCAGCGTCAGCGAGGTGCGGCGCTTGCCGCGATTCTCGGTGAAGCGGCGTTGCGTCACATAGAATGTGTCGTCAATGTCGGCTTCCTCGATCTTGACGCTGGCGATGGTGTCAACGGTGAATAGCCGATCGCCTTGCCGGAAACCCGGAACCGTCAACAAGATCGACTCGCCTCGGAGTCGGCGGATCCCTATCTCGTGATCGGCGCGGTTCTGCGCTTCGCTGTTCGAAAGAATGTCGTTGTCGCTGACGATCTGCTTGCGGACGATCCCGCGCTCGACGAGGTCAGGATCGCGCGTGCTCGCCGAAAACTTCGGCTTCGTCGAGGAAGTCGACCACAACTTGGCCGGATCTTTCCAGCCTTGACCGACTACCGTGATATCCGAGAAGCGATCGGCCGTTGAGCGCTGGACGCTCCACGACTCGACGTTGTTGTCTTTGGCGTTCTTGTTGCCAGCAGCGTAGCTATAGAAGCGATATGCAGCCTCTTGGTTGTAGTTCGGCTTGCCGATGAACAGATCGCCGGCGGCAGTTAGCCACCAGGTTATACCGAGCCGCTTGCAATGGGTATCGATGATGGTCGCGACCCTTTGACCGGGATCGACTTTGGTGCGGTCGCGCGCGATCGGCTGCAGGAACTTCGGCGTGGTCGCGATCGGCTTTTTCTTGTCCTTCTTACCGAGTAGTAGCTTGCGATTGTCCTCGTTCGACAAGATCACATTCTTGATGCCCCATGACGAATCAAGTAGAGACTCGATCATGGTCTTGACCGTGTATTTGGACGCCTTGATATGCTTGGCCTCGCTGTCGACGAGGAAAGCGCCCTTATCGCGTCCCGTGATCTTGATTCTCGATGCCGAGCGCTCACTCGTAAACTCGATGTCGTCGATCACGCCGGCCATCTGGCGATCTAGACCGACATAGACATCGCAGCTATTGCCTTCTCGGAAGTCGTCGAATGCTTGCGCGGGAGCACCCGCACGCACTTCCGATTGCGTCGACTTCTTTTTCGGAATCTTTCCGATCACGCGGAATGCATCGGCGGGATTCAAAATATCCGAGTCGATGTCGATCTCGAGCCAGCCCTGATACGACGTGCCGTTCACGACGACCTGCACGGCGTCGTTGTCGAGACCAGCGCGAACGATTTGCAGACTAAATGGCATATGCCTGCAACCTGAATCCAGCGGGCACGAGGCTTGGATCGGGAATATTGTTCAGCTGCAACACCTCGTCGGCGCGCTCGGAGCTGCCATAGAGGGCGTGAACGAGCGATAGAAGATTGGTATCCGCTCCGATCGTAAACTCTTGGAGCGGCGGCTTTGCCTCGATCAGTTCGTTCGCGAGGTCCGAGATCGCAGCCGCCATTGCAAGCACTGCCGCGCCTAGGTCATAAGCCTCAGTCGAGTCATAATCGGAGCCGGTTGCGACGGCTAGCTCGACGGTTGCCAAGGTGGCGTTGGTCTGCGCCTGCACGTCAAGCGCACTCATTTGGTCGCCGTCAGCTTCTAGTGTGTCGGCGATTCCCTGCGCGGCGTTGACCGCGCCCTCAACTTCGAGGACGTAGCTGTTGTTTTGAATCTCGGTCGCCTGCTGAAACGCCGAAAGCGCCGATAGCACCTCAGTCGCGGCCGAACGGACGGCATTCGCGCGAGCTGGCGTAGTATTGCGAACCGCTTTTGGCCCAGACGAGTCGGCCGTGTGCTCAACGAAATCGATTTGCATCGTCGCCGAATCGGCGGCTTCTTCGATGTCGTGGTTGACCTGGAAGCGTTCGCAGGCGGCCTTGAAGGTGCCAAATACCGGATGAACGAAATCCTTTGGAGCGCCGCCGTTCTCTAGCTTCTCGATCAGCTTGTCGAGCGTGTCGGGATAGTCGTCCTCGATGAAGATGGCGAGCACTGAGAACTTTCGGCCAGCGCGCGCGCGACCCGCGACGAAAGTTCCAGGGCTATTTGGAAACTCTTGCTTATCGAGCGTGTTGCCGCCCTCATCTCGCGTCGAGACAAAGTCGAAGGCGACGCCATCGAACTTGCCAACCTGGAGAATGTCGTCCCAGGCGGCCATCAGTTCGCACCCGAGGAGCGACGAACCATGACCTTAGGCGCGCGCGTGCCGGTATCCTGGTCAACTTTGACGTCGTCGCCGGCGATCGTGATGTTGATCTCGTTCTGGACTGACGCTTTAAGTGCTTCGTCTAGGTTGCCGAGGCTCTTGCCAGGCATGGCGACCACGGCGCCGCCGCTGCGACGAGTCAGCGTGTTCTTGCGGAGGTCGCGATCGGCGATCTGCTGAGCGGCTACTTGGTTGTCGTAGTCTTCGAGTTTCTTGACGAGGTCGTCGTTTTGGTGCGCGCCGTAATAGCCCACACCGAGAGCGAGCGCACCAACGCCAGCGATCCCCGCTCCTACTGTTGCACTGCCGCCACCGAGCACCGTCAGCGCGCGCTTGCCGTAGCCGATGATGCCGCCTTCGCTGCTCGATCCTGGCGCTCCTGGCGTCCCGCCCAAACCGCCCGCTGGCCAATTGACGACGAAGACGCGCTGAGCGGTCACATCCGAGAGCACGCCGCCTGCGCCACCGAGGATCGCGCCACCTCTGCCGCCGAGCCTGCCGGCCAGCTTGAGCCCGTAGCCAAGCCCGCTCAGCCCATATTGCGCCGCCTGTAGCTCGGTCGCGTGTGCCGCGCCGAACTCGGCAGCACCGCCAAGGTATTTGTCAAAGAAGCTGTTGCGGCGGATCTCCTCGGACTTTAGCTTGGCCGAGCCGGTCGACATCCTGGTAGCAAAGTCGCGCTCGATCAGGTTGGCATCTGGGTTAATATCGCGGAACTGCTTGAACGTGTCAAATGAGCCCGTGCGCTTGTACTCGTTCGCGAGCACCATGATTCCGCGCATGGCTTGCTGCGTGAACACTTCGCGGAGCTGGGTTTCATTGCCTTTGGTGCGGCGAATGATGTCGAAGAGCACGTCGAAGCGGTCACGGCCTTCGACCTTGATGCCGTTTGCCTCGAGTTTCGCTGCCTTCTTGGAAATGCTCGCGAAGGTGTTCTCGATCGCCGTCGCCACACGCGCGGAGCGGCTAGAGCCAGAGCCGCCGACGCCCTTGGCATAGACCTCGGCCAGTGCGCCGACGTCACGCAGGCCGGCCTCTCCGGTTACGCCTGCAGATTCGGCAACGTTGAAGATGCGCGGGCCGACTTTCGCCAGGTCGCGCAGCTCGATCGCGCCAGCCTTTGCCATCGAAGCGAGAATTGCGAACGACTTTGCCTGATCGCTGATGTCGAGCTTTTCTTTCAGGTCAACGCCGACCTGGGCGATGTCGGAAAGCGACGAACTAGTAGCCGTCGCTACCTTCGCATAGGCTGCTAGGTTCCTTCTCGCGGTGTCGAGGTCGCCCGTACGTTCGACGAAGGCTTGCAGCGCCTCGGTAACGTCGCCTTGTAGTTGATTGGACGCTTTCGAAACGGACTGAATTTGATCTTTGAGCTCGCCGACGATTTCTCCGCCCTTACCCGACGACACGGCCAGCTTGTTGATCGCGTCGCGCAGCTCGAGCACGCCGCGCGCGTGCGAGCCGATCGAGCCGCCGATTTCCTTCCCTGCGAAGTCGCCGAGGGAGCTTTTCACCTTGCCAGCGAGACCAGAGATTGCCTCGCCAGCCGCGCCAAGCGACTTCGATAGGCTCGATTGCAGCTTGTTCGCTCCGGCTTCCGACTGGCGAAAGAAGTCGCTCAGCTCGTCTTTGCCGTCGAGCGAGATGCGGAAGCGCGCTTCTAATTCTTCCATTACGCGCCGCCCTTCTGGGCAACGCGTAGAGCCGCTTTCTTAGCCGCTAGCTTGCGTTTTAGTGCAGCGGGAGATAGGCCGACGCGGATCACGCCCTCGGCCTTATCCTTGGCCTTCTGGCGCGCTTCCTCTTCGAGCAGGTTGCCGCTCACCCACATGGCGACTAACCAGGCTCGCTCACCGGCATCGAGTCGCGCAGCCGGCTTGCCAAAGTAGTGGTGAGCGCGATCAGCCAATTCGAAGGAAAGGCGGATAACCGAACCGTGAGGGAATTTTTTTTTAACTCCTCGACGAGCGCTTCGAGCTGTTCACTGGACAGCCCATCGGCGCCCACGTCGCGGCAGTGCTGCGAATAGGTGGCGTAGAGCTCGGCGATGACCTGAGGCGGCTGCTTGCACAGCTCCTCGACATCATCCGCAATCGGCTCGTCGTTGTCGCTATAGGCCCGCCAGACCAATTCCGCATGTTCACGCACGGCAAAGGCCGGGCTGTTCTCCTCGACCTTCGGCTTTCGTCCCTTGAAATGGTCGACGGTCGCGAGATAGGCCGCAGTCTCGTCGTCTTGACCGAGCACACGCACTTTCAGCTTAGGCCGCTCGCCATCGACGGGAAACGGCCACTCCACCAGCTTCCAACGCTGGCGACTCGGCTGGATGCGCTCAAGAAACGACTTCGCCACCCGAACTAGCCCTCCTTGCGCGTCCTCGCCATGACGGAGATCTTGCGGTTCGAATCGCCATCGCTCGTGGTGTCGGCGACGTCGGTGATCTTGCAGCCGGCGTAGGTAACCGGCTTGCCGATGTTGTAGCGAATCTGAATCTTGATGATCGTCCCGGCATCTTTGAGCGCATGCCAATCGGGGACGCGCGCATCGACGATGCGCTCGGCATCGATCTCGAGACTGTATTGGTTGTTGCCCTGCTTGAAGCCTTTGGCGACGCGGCCCTTATTCATGGTGTTGACGGCCTTGGTCGGGCGCGACGACTTCTCAGCCACGGACAAGATCAGGTCGTCAAGATCGATGCCGTTGACCTGCACCACGCTGCGCTCAATGAATTGCGGATCGGCCATGATTCAATCTCCTAGCTTCCGAGCGGCAACTTGGTGATATAGACAACCTTGCCGAGCTTCTCGTGCATGCCGTCGACGATCAGTGCGGGAACCGAGAACCAGCACTGAGTCCCGTGCTTTTCGACGACAAATTGATCTTTCAGTGTCTCGACATTGGAAACGATGCCTTCGGCTTCCATGTCGCGTGCCACGTCGATGAGGTCGATCGTGACCTTCTCAGGCGTGGCGACGTCAGTCGGCAAGAGCCCGTCCGGGTCAGAATCCGCCCAACGCGCTTTTTGATAGTTCGTGTCCATCATCAGCGTGATGGCATCGCGGAACCGGTCGAAGCCGAGGATCTTGGTGACATCCAGCGTCGAGTAATCGAAATCTCCGTTGCCGTTGGTCACGCCGGTAGTGACCTCGCGCAAGATCGCCACCTGCTCACCCGGGAGAACCACAAGCGGCGAGCAGCCGTTGTCGAGGAGGTTCCGCGTCTCGGTGCGCGACCAGCGGTAAGACACTGGCGGTGGGACAATTCCCGTCAGCACAGTGCCATTGCGCGGGCGCGTTGCTACTTCTTCACGGGAATCCACAGCGGCCATGGCGGCGGCAATCTGCACAGTCCACGAAGGCGAGCCGTTAATCGATGCGAGCACACCGCGGTTGGCGTTCTGCGCGAGTGCGATCGTAGTGTTCGCTGAGAGCGTGCCATTGCAGCACTGGATGTAGATTTCGCCGTGGTTGTGCTCGGCGTCGCCTTCGGAATCGGTGTGCGATTTGGCGAGTCCGCCCGATGCGGAGTCATCGAGCAAGATCGCGATCACGTGGTAGCGGTGCCCGGTAGTTGCCGCCAGCGTGTTCGTGATGTCGACCACGCCAGAGCCGCCAGTGAAGTTACTTCCCGAGAGAGTGATCGATGTGCCGACCAGGTTGACCGGAGAGTCGAAGTAGCAATTGAGCGTGATGCCGTTCGTGATCGTGCCACCGCAGTTGGCCGTGAAGGTGACCACGCCAGAGACGTTGTCGGCAGTCACCGGGCAGGCATCGTCAGCGACAACGATATCGGCGCATGCTTGGCCGATCGTATCGGCTGTATCGCCAACAGTGACGTCAAAGTCGTAGATTTTTCCGGCGACAACCACATGGCCGGTCGTCGAGATCTCGGCCGCGTCGGCAAAGGTCACAGTCGCCGATGAAGGCGTTCCGGCGTCAGTGACGCCGATTCCCGACATCTTCACGAATGGGTTGGCGAGGAAGGCAGCTCGACAAGCGACGTCGAGAATCGAGCCCGAGCCGAACAGCGTTGCACCATCATCCTCGCGCGTGAGCACGTAAGGCGTATTCGCCGTCGCGGTCCCATCAGCGGTGAACTGACCGACAAGGAGCACCTCGCGCGCAGTATCTGGCACCTGCTTATTGCCGCTGGTCTTGTCGAACGCAATCGCCGTTCGCGGCGTCTTGTCGCTCTGGATGATCTCGGTGGGTAGAGAGATTCCCATCGGCTATTTCTCCTCGGGAGCTGGCGCACTCGGCGCGGGCTTGGAAACGGGTGTGGGCGCGTCAGCAGGTGCGGCCGCCTCGACGTCCTCTTCTTCCGCTTTTGGCGGCGCAGGAGGAGGAGGAATATAATCAGGCGGCAGAACGGGCGGATCGACGTACTCGACGAGGTCGCCATGCATGAGGCGCCGCGCGTAATAGGCGGTGATCTCCACCGTGACCGGAACGTCTCCGATATACCGGCGGCCGTTCTTTTCCATCGGGCACGGCCCAAACTTGCCCGCGATGACTCGTTTCGTGGTCATGTGAAGTCCTCTTCGAGATCGACGTGAAGCGGATCAGGCGGCGTAAGTCCGGTGACCGCGAGGCCGGTATCGTTGAAGTTCAGAAGCGCAGTCGAGCCGATGACGCCGGTGGTCGAAGGCGTTCCGGCAGCGGTCGTGCGCGAGATTTCGTACGATGCAGCGTCGCCGAAGGCAGCCCAGACGAGATGGTTGTAGTTGCTACCATTCAGCGCAGACGCGCCTGTCGATGTCATGCCTTCGTCAGTGAGAAGGGTGCGCAGGCCATCGGAATCGATCGCGACGACCTTGTAGCCCCACGCGGTTGCGCCTGGAGTGCCAATATTGCTAATAACCGGAGCGACCCGGCTCGCCGAATGCGTGACTGCCGCATTGACGATCTGCCCGCTCGCCTCGTCGATCGTGTCGTTGCCAGGATCGATCGTGTAATCGACTCGGTGCCTGGTCGTGAACGTCTCGGCGAGCGCCAATAGTTGGTCGTCGTCGCGCAGTACGGACGTTTGGCGCCAGCGCATGGGGTTGATGTTCAGACCGAACATGCGTGAGCCGATGAGTCCACGCACGCTCTCGGCGAGCGCCAATAAATTCGAGCGGTCGTCTCTATTGCGCTGGGAATCGGACGCGACCACGACCGAAAACGCCGACTCAACGCGATCTAGACGCCTTCCGACGTGCGTTTTCAGTGTTTTGGAGCCCGAGAAACGCACTCGCAAGGCCGGCGTGCGTCCCGCCAATCCGCGCAAAAAGCCTTCTTTGGTCGTGAACTCGGCGCCCATATAGCGCTGCACCGAGTAGACCGGCTTCTGGGTCGTCACCGGCTGACCGCTCGCGGGCGCCATTTGAGCGGCCAATTGGCTCACCATGGCGTCGCAAATCGCGTCTACAGCCACGTTTAGGCTCATTTCAGCCGCCCGAACAGATGATCGAGGTACATGCCGCCGACCTTCGCGAGCGTTCCCGCCTTCCACGCGAACGGAAAGCGGGCGGGAATGTTGCCGCGTCCGAAAAACAGCGTGCGCGCCTTTTTGAGCGCGCTACCAACATCGACAAAGGCCGCTCGCGCGTCCTTGGAGATCGAGCCGATCAGCTCGCGAGTGACAATCAGCATCTTGTCGCCAGCATCGGGGTATTTTCGATGCCGCTCGGCGAGCGTTTCTGGCTTGAGGGGCGGCCAAGACGTTTCCTGTCCCTGCGATTCGATGTTGTCTTGCGTCTGGGCGATCATGAAGTCG